GTTTAGTAGTGCGTGTTTATGCTTCTTATTCTTTTCTTGAATCTTGCGAATCTTGACACCATTTTCTGTTGTTTCTTGAATCGTAGGAGGAATACGAATATTCAACTCAACCTGACGCGGATCTTTGCCTATAGCATGTTTGATAAGTGATAGCAGATCAATATTACCAGGCACTCTCGCACCCTCATCTGGTATTTCATTACCAGTGCCAATGATCTGACATTGATTTGAGCCTGTGTCCTTACGAACAAATACGATTGAACCTGGATCTAGAACACCCTCGAAGGTGCTTTGTGATGACTTCGTTGGCGACTTCATCATGGTGCTAAACGCCATATCTTTAGCCTTCACATCTTTACCATGAAGACCTGGAATAATTACTCGCATATTGCAAGACTGATCTTGTGCTGGATCATTATCGTCACCACCAACGACAACACCAACCAATGTTCCATCTAGCCAATTATTAGGTAAACTCATTATACGATTCCTTGCCCCACTGTTGTTGATACACAATCCATTGTTGTTGTTCCATAACCACCGCGTTGAATTGTGTGATATAGATGAAGAATTAGATACTTACCAGAACCATAGTTTTTAGCGAATCCACCATTTTGTGCAGATTCAGCATTGATAAAGTTGACATCAATCACTTTACCTGCATTTAGAGTTGGATTCCATGGAACAACACATCTAAGTGCTATTTTATCTCTCTCTAACAGACTCATTCTGGCTTGTCGCCGTCTCATATACGTCTCAGGTGAGATCGGGCATGAATCCTGTTGTTTATTTGTATTCTTGTTAGTCTGAGCCATCTTTACAACACCCTTACCAACACCGCAACCCATTGTTTGATTTCCGACTAGACTAAACATTTTATTTACTGGATTGAAAACAACTACAGAACCTAGTTCTTCGCCGTCAGGACCTGTCCCATTCATTACATCTGCTATAAGATCAAAATCACATGGAAACTCCCAAGACATCAAAACATTTTGATTTCCATAACTTTGTGTTCCACCAGAACGATCAACAAAAGTTACTGCTGGTCCTTGTTTTGTCATATTATATAGAGAACGAAAATGATGCGTTCCTCCGTTCTCAAATGTCATAAAGTGAACAAATGATGGATCATTGCTACCAGCAAGAGCAACTTGTGCCTGCTGTGCTACAACTTGAAATGGATGAATATTTTCCGCAACATATGGTCTAGCTGGTGAACTCGATTCAACTCTTAAAGCCGTAGCACCCGCACAAGAACTCAATACAAAGCTGACAACTTCACTTGGAGTGCTACATTTCCAACTTTTACTTACCAGATTTTTAAGATCATTGAGTTGTGTTTGATCACAGGCTCGAATAGTAATTTCTTCGTTGTTGTTGTCAATCAGCTTTCTACCCATTCTATACACAATTTGATTAGTTTTAAACTTGGAAGACATTCCTCGGAATCTATTCAAGATAGGTTTTTCAGCTGCAATACTAACAACCGAACCCTTTAGTTGATCATAGTTTTTGACGGGCAAATTGTGTCTATAGGAATGTGCTATAATTTCTGTCTGTAAACCTGGAGTTAAAAGGCTTTCACCAAGAGTAATTTTTTGAATTGTAAAATCTTTTAGATTTGCTCCGTTATCTCCTTGAAGAAAATCAAGACTAAACGAAACTCCAGTTTCTTCAATTGTAGGTGCTGATACATCAACCATTATTATAATCTTCTAAGGTATATTGGATCAGGATTAACAAGCTGTTCATATTCAGCCAAGATTGCTGGATAATAATCTGGTTTGATAATCTTGATAAATCTTTTATTTTCATTCTTTTCTTCTTCATAATCGTAATAACTAACACGTTCTCTATATGCTCTTTCAAGAACAGTTTTATTACCGCCCATATCGATAGTCGTCCATGCTGCTTCGTCCTCTAGATTATTGTAGTAATCATACGGAACATTACTTAGAGATGAGGCTAGATTAGATGTAAGATTGGCTTCATTGATCTGAAATTTTTGTGTCGTTGTAATTCCAGTTGCGCTCTCTCTTCGCTCAACAATCTTTTCATGGTGATGATAATTTGTTCTTGTCCAAGCTATAACTTGATTATCCGTTTGATCTTGCCCGGCATCTGCTTCAGCTAGTGGTCTATACTTATCTATCATGTAATAATAAAACACATCATTATTCATTGGCCAATCATAAGCAGGATCTATAATGTCATTTGCATAAAGAATGATCCAATATGTTTCTGGATCTCCATAAATTTTACCAGCTAGAATTTCTGGAGTTTCATCATCAGAAATTGTATAGTTGAAATATGCTGAAATGTTGTTTAGTGTATTCTTGATGATACCAATACGAAACATGATCTCTGTAATCGTCTCGTATTTTCTATATCTATCACCACTAATATTATAAATGATTTTTGGAAACTGATCAAAGTATGTAGCCATTTTTAGTAGCCCTGTGCAATTCTAAGTTTATGTAGAACTTCAATTTCTCTAAATGCTATAGAAAGTCTAACTGCAACTGGATATCCATTGCTGAATGTTGAATATACGCCTGTTGGTGAGTAATCAACTTCAATTCTTTCAATCGCGCAAGTGTTCATATTAGGTAAATGTGGATTTTTCGCGCCATCTTTATAAAAAGCAATATCAAACTCTGCTGGCGGAATGAGTGTAGATGACGACACTACACCAGAAACTGCGGATAAAGCTCCTGAAACTCCGGGTATTTGTGAAAGTGTTCCACCAATTTCCGAACCAAAGGTATCGGTTAAAAATTTGTTTATGCTATTAGTAGATGTTGCACCATTAATTTCTGGAGCAGCATGATACCTAAAAGTATTGCATATATTTTTAATCGTTTCTGATTCTTTCTCATTTTTTGGGGCCATCATAAACTCAAACACAAACTGTCTTTGTGGTCTATGAGAGAATAGAACTTCAATTCTTGGATTGATCGGTGTTTTATTAATAGCAAACGCTTGACCCAAAAGACCACCTTGAGGATTAGAAAGCCTAACAGCACGACTACCTGCAACACTAGATCCTGCTATAGCAGCGCCGGCCGCGCCTGCCAATGATAGAGCGACACCAAGAGGTCTCATAGCAAATGCTGTCAATGAGATGTCCTCATACTTGTTTTCTTCTGTAAAAACCATAGTATTTGGCATGAAGATTGCAATTGATTCAGTAATTCTTCTTGTGGATCGTGAAAGCAAAGCGTCTGAAATAAAATTAGATATACCAGCAAGTGAGTTTGTGAGAGCGCCAGATGAAAGCAATGCAGCCGTTCCTGCAGGCGCTGATGAACTTCCTGGTATACTAGTGCCGCCGGTTCGGTTTTGAAATCTCAAGCTATCCACGACAGATAGATTATTTGTCACAGTCGTAGGAAATTGTGGCGCCCGTATATTTGTTCTTGGTGAGCCGTCATTTTTTGTAGGAACATTGATATTGAAAATGATATAATGTCCAGACGCCTCATTCCCCAAATCGTCTGGAAATGATCTGGAGGTAAAGTTATATTGAGAAAATGATCTTGTAATTGTTAATGGTCTAGGTTGATCGGCCATAAAAGTTCTCTATCTCCTATAGAGTGTTCTATATATTTATATGTATTATAAAGGTAGATTTTCTCCCAAGAACCCAAAGAAATATGCTGGCGACCCAACGAACATAATATATCGTTCGCTTTGGGAACTGAAGGTTATGAAATATTTAGATGAAAACTCAAATATTTTGGAGTGGAAAAGCGAGGAAATAGCAATACCTTATATATCACCAATCGACAATCGATACCATAGATACTTTCCGGACTTCATCATCAAGACTAAACTTCCTGATGGAAAAACTCAAACTATGATGCTCGAAGTGAAACCTAAGCAACAGACTAAAGAACCTCAAAAGAAGAAGCGAATAACTAAAGCCTATATCAATGAGGTAACCACATGGGGTGTAAATCAATCTAAGTGGAAAGCTGCTGAGGAATACTGTCTGGATAGAGGATGGATATTCAAAATACTAACCGAAGATGAGATATTTAAGAATAATAAAAAGAAATAGTCATTTGCTGCATGGCATAGCCAATATAACACCT